GTTACTTTTCTTCCTGTTTTTGACTTAGCGATATATTGAACTCCGTCAATCATTCTTTTTGCTGTTGATAATAATTGAGCATATTCAACTATCATTTTAACCACGTGTTTATCTACATGAAGTTCAGCAGCGATTCTAGGATCTTTGTTTAAATAAAATATATTCATAATATAGTATTATATCAGTTTAATTCTCTTTTGTCAACCCCTTTTATAGTCATCATGAGTTGTTGCAGTTTATCCATCCATATTCTTTTGAAATCTGGATCTTCAGCACCTTGATACATTTTATATAAGTTTGCTGCTCTATGCCAAAATAAGTCCATTCTATAACTCATATACACCTCTCAAATTATATTTAATTATTTCTTTTACTAACTCGGTATATGTAGGTTTACTAGCATATTTTGAAAGATAGTCTGCAAGGATTAAGGCGTCATTAACACCACTATCTCTTGCGGCTCTTAGTTCTTGAAATGCCGATACATTATTTAGTATATGTAAATAGTCTATTACACTTTCACATTTGCTACTATACATTTTTACACCCCACCCAGGCCACTTAGTCCAAGGTATAGGTAATAAGTAAGGTTCATCTTTATCCCATGTTCGAATACCAAAAAGATTATTACCTTCGTTTGCAAATCTTGATTTACCCCAACCAGTTTCTATAACTGCCTGAGCAATAATTAATTCACTAGGTATATGATATTCAGGTTCAATATATTCATACAAATAATTAATACAACCATTTAGTGATTTTACAAATACTTCATTAGATGATGTATCAATATTTGGTAAATTATATTCTTGTTGAACTACTTTATGAACAGCATATTTTAGTTCGATTGATTTATAAGGAATAACAACTGCTGTTTTCCAGTCTTTTTCAATCACTCTTAAATCACCTCTTATAGAATCTTTGTCAAAAACAGGTGTTTCAATCTCATGAAAATCAGGACAACCATCATCTGTGCAATTATATTTTTCGTTATATTTACTAATCCCAAATGCGATTAGAGCAATCATTAAAGTTAATTTAAACATTATAGTAATTTCCTTAAATCTCTTTTTGTTGCATAAGGTTTATACAATCTACACTTGAACCATCTAAACTTTGGCGTTGGTGTAGCAGGACCTTCCATTAATAATTCATTTGCTGCTTCTGCATAAATGAGTTTCTTCATGAACAAAGATAGAGCGGCATCATATTCCTTGCAAGGTTTATAATTATTTCTATCTCGTTTAGGTGTCTCGTAAATACCTTTACGGTTATCTATGATTCCTTGTAGTATCTTTTTTTCGTATCTATTTAGTTTTGTCAAAATGTAGCCTTTCGTTATTATTTATTATCTGTAATATAGTGTAAATCTATCTGCATTATTCATATGAATATAAGATGGATCTCTTTTGTAAGTTAAAGTTGATGGTCCACGATATCTATATCTAATTTTATTTGCATTTTTGTGAGCAAATACTTCTTTGAAGTAAGGTAAATATTTTATCGGTATGTCTTTTGCAATTGACACTTCATCAAGTGGCGTAAGATTATTGCAAATCAAAGGATTTACAACTAAGTCAAATACTCTTTTTCTTCTATTCATTAAGCAATCCCTTCTTCTCTAACATCTTCATAATTTATCTTTAAAATTTCATTATATAATGATGGTTGTTTTGCAATAATGTCGTACATATGATCTCTAGGACTTGTGTCTAACATATCAATGAAGTTAGCAGCGGCAATAAATTGATTGCCTTTAATCAGATTGGCAACAGTCTCGTAATCTTGGCCGTCAATCTCATCTTTTCTAAATTGTAAAAGTTTGTTTTGTATAGTTTTTGTTTTCATAATGTGTCTTTCTTTTTTGTTATTATACTTATATAATACACTAAAAAAAAGCATAAATCAAGCACTTTCGGGCATTAAAAACCCTTATTTTCTGCGATTTTTAAAACTTTCGGGCATAAAAAAACCCTTGAAAATCAACGATTTAAGAGTGTCTTAAACTGTTGAAAAACAAGGGTTTTAGTAGGGGGTCCTAGGTATATTGCAATATTAACCCCTATATTTTACTCTTTTTTCATAAAATTGTCATCCCAACCGAATGCTTCTTTTACTAAATTGCCAGTAAAACCTTTATATTTGTTATTGATTTTTTTGTTTACAACTGCTACTAAAAACTCTGCTTCTTCAGCAGACAGTCCTTCTAACATTTGTACGAATAAAGTTTCTCTTTTGTTTTGTGTTAGAGAACCATCACCACCTTTTGTAAACATATATAATCTTTTTGCTTCTTGTTGCAAGATAGTATGTTCTGTTCCTATCGGGGCATCATTCGGTGTAAATGGTACATCACCCTTTGGTAATAACCATTCTATATTTGGATCAAAAGCACCTTTTAAAACTTGTCTTAATGCTACAGAATCATTATCTTTCAGCACTTTTAGTTTTCTAGGTTTGTCTTTTGCATTATTTACTTTCATAGCAATCTCACTCATTAAAGGTGGTATGGCTCTACCGGCGTCTGCCATTGCCTTCATACCTCTTCTATTTGCTAATGCTGGGTGGGATTGTGTTGGTTCTTGTTGTGTGTTAAATCCTTCTTGACTTGCAATTGTGCCGTCTGGATTTCTTCTTATTATTGCCATGTTATCTCCTTAACAGTTCTTTCGAAGTCTAAAACTCGTCAATGACTTCGATTAAAGTTTTAAGTTTTTTGTTTATAAAGTAACCTAGTATTTTATCTCTAGTTGCTACTTTAACATTACTAAACTCATCATTAATTTTTGCCTCAACATCTTGAGGTATACAACTTAAATCAATTAACTTTCGATTTCGGTCGTAATTCTTTTGTTCTTCTTCGGTAAAGGTCATAAAAACTTCCTCTACCCAACTATTTATCTTTTTTTTGCTTAGAGGTCTTTGCCTTCTACCTTCAATAAACACATTATCATCTGATAATACATTTGGTATACCATCACTTCGGTCACCTTTTAATATATGTTCTTTAATATATAGACTTGGATTTTCACCTTTTCCTACAAATTTATTGAGAACAGGATTATATTGTTTTACATTAGGACTATGTAATTGTATAAAGTCTTTATCACCTGATAGTATCAATACTTTTTTAGAATGATTAGGACCAATAACTCTTTTTATTCTTTTTATTGCAACAGCAATAATATCATCAGCCTCTGTTGTTTCTACTTCTATAACTTTGTAAGGTAAGAATGTTTTAATTTCATCCTTAATTCTGTGCAATATAGTAAATATAGCATCCCAATCGTGTTCAGATTTTTCACGATTTGCTTTTCGACCTGCTTTGTAATTAGGAAAGTACTCTCGTCTCCATACATTTTTACTATCACAAGCAATAACCATTTCACCATACTCTTTACGAAACTTTACATTGTGTGCTCTTAGTGAATTAAGAACCATATGTCGAACTAAATCTTCCGAAAGAGGTTCTGAATTTTTACCATTAATTTGAACCATGAGGTTCGATATCATTATTTGATTGAGGTCTACGATAATCATAATATTATTATATCAGGTTATTAGTCTGATGTCAAGCACTAATCCAAATTCATATCTGGATCAAACTCTATGTTTATTTCTGGTTGTTCTTCAACATTTTCTTTGAGTGGTTTCTTAGCACTTACTCTACTATAATTGATATCTGTAAGTTTTCTACCATCTGGTAAGTTATGTATTTTAGCAATTGCGTCTGTGATGGCGTGCATGGGGTGTGTTTGGTCAAAATCTCTTTTCAATAAAGCTTTGATTGTTTCAATTACTATAGCTAAATCTCGTAAAAACACATGACTTTTTGTATCAACAACATTGTCTTGAAGCACATGAATAATATCTAAAGTTAATCCTTCAGTTATTTGATCTATGAATTTGTGTTGTTTTATGTTTAGAGCTTCTTCGTCTGTTAAATCTACATTTGGTTTATTATAGACAACTCTATGAGCAGGAAATTTAATTAGTTTACCCATTACTTTTTTCTACCTTCTATTTGATCTATAAGGTCTTTTGCAGGTGCTTTATTAAATCTCATCTCTTTGAATCTTTTAGACATTTCATAACTCATTTTCAAGAGTTTTTCTTCTTCTGCCCAATGCTCATCAAAAGATTTTTCTATCTTTTTCTTTTTTGTAGTTCTCTCTTGATCCATCTTATTGCCTGATTTGATGTTGGTTTTCTAGTAACCATTCTTCTTATTGCTTTATATACTTTAGGATTTACATCCTCAGCAGGTTTATTGTTATCTACTACAATAAAGTTACTTGTGCCAAATAGATTTTGTAATTTACCTATGTTTTGTTGTATTTGTTTATGACTACTAATCACAACAGCGTCTGGCAGTTTTCTTGCTCTCATTTGATTTCTTTTAAGAGCAACTTCTAAACTTGTATTTACAAACACCATATGAACATCATAACCTATAAACTTCATTGTGTTTGCTTCTGATTCTATTCTTGCAACATCTCTTGCTGTGCTATCTAATATAAGACCTAAGCGTCCTTCTAGTGCTAATTTTAATTGTGTACCAGTTCTTGCTTTTGCTTTTTTTCGTATCTCATCACGCCTTGCTACTTCTTTTTCATCATAGTTAGCAAAGTTTAATGACATCTTTTCTTTTTCTAAGGCTCTAGAAAAAACAGTATCACTATTGATAACCTTTAAACCCATACCTGACAATGTTCTTTCAGATACCCATGATTTACCTGAACCAGGACCACCTGCAAGAAAGAATGCCTTGAATATATTAGGGTCATAAACACCTTCAGCGATGTATTGTTGAAAATCTATCATACTACTATTTATTCATATGATTTTTCTTTTTTATCATAAATCGACCATGTTTTTTTAATAGTATCATTTTTATCATCTAATTTTTTTAATTCGTAATATCTTAGTGCTTGTTTGATAGTTTGATTGCCATTTAAACTTTTAGATTTAAGTCTAGTAAATTCATTATATTCTTCTTCATTCACTAAACGACCTCTCCCTTAAAATTAATTTTACCTTCATTGATAAAATGTTCTTTTAATTCATTATAACCACCAATGTGGTTCTTTTCAATGACAATTTGTGGTATTGTTCTAACTTGCTTACCTAAAACTTTGTACAGTTCTTCAACTGATAAATCTTTTGTAACTATCTTTTCTTCATATTGTAAACCAAGACTTTTTAATAAGTACTTAGCCTTATCACAATACGGACAATGTGGTTTACTATAAACTGTAATCATATTTTACCCTCCAAGAGCATATGTTGATAATAATATTAATGTTATTAATAATAATGTTGAGTATATAAATGGTCTAAATGGATCTTTCATTTTCCTATGTCTTTTATCTCACTTCTAGGTATAACTTGATAAGCACCTTTATTGTAAGCAGGTGCAACTGTAAAATTTCTACTTTCTTCTAATCGCCAATTGTGATGAGGTTTTGTTGCTCTTTGTTTTAAACTGGTGCCGTGTGCCGGGATCGAACTGGCCACCTGATGATTACAAATCAACTGCTCTACCGAATGAGCTAACACGGCAGGCTTTTGAACTGGTGTATCCCACCAATCACGAACTGCTGAAAAATTCTTAGGATTGATCTTTCTATCAGGATCAATACCTTTACTAATTAAAAACTTTCTATGTTCTAGTCTAGCCTTTTTTAAACTTTCTGTCTCAGGTAGTTTCTTTTTTTTACTTCTACCCTGATGTACATAAAATAAACCCATTATTTGCAATCCTTGTTTTTGTATTCGTCTGATTGTAAAGCACATTTATAATCTTTATCTGCTTGTAATCTTAACTCTGCTGAGATACTATCTAATATACTAGGCATATTCTTAAATATTACATCAATAATATCTAATGACATACCATGTATCAATCTTTGTGTTTCTGAATTAAGTATTTCACTATAATTCATGTCTGTGCCTTTTAGTGTTTCTGCAATTATGTGAGCAGTAGTGGCGCTGTTGTAATCGTTTGCTTTTGATTTAAATGAGAATGTACAACTCACTAAAACAAAACTTAACAGTAATAATATTTTCTTCATATTTCTTTGTTACTTATTATACTACAAATTTGTAAAATAGTCAAGCACTCTTTACCAATTGTTCATTTTTAAAATCTTTTAATAACATAAACGATATATTTTGTCCATAATCATGATAATAACTTTTATCAGAATATGGAGTACCGTCATTATCAAACTCATCATCATAAGTCCAAAAGTACTCTTTATCATCTATGATAAAAACTTCGGACATATGAAACTGTGTAGGATCATGATTTTTATCCTTTTCATAATCTGCATATTTTTTATCGGCATCTTCTTTGAGAGAAGGAATAGCGTCTTTCATTTTAAAGAGCTCAGAGTATGGTACGTTTCTGTAAAGAGTCCATGAATTAGCAAATGTACCATAATTATCTTCACGATCCCAATAGTGTCTAGAATAAACTACATGAAACATTAAGCGTATACCTCTTTTGATATATCAATTAACCCAATTGCGTTAAATACACATTGAGCAATACCAACTTTATCTGATAAGTCATAGTGAAAAATCTTAATATCAGAACAGGCATAGGCGTCAAGAAGTTTATCTTTGTAAGCTACACATTCTTTGTGGTTGTAAAAAGAATGAGTATGCCACTCGCCGTCATGGGTTTTAAACACCATTTTGTATTTTTCTTTTTTAATCATATCTATACTATAACAGAGATTTGGTCATAATGCAAGCATTATTCCATAAAAAAATGGTCTAAAAAAGTCAATAAAATCAAGGGTTTTTGAGAGTATTTAGATTTGTTTCAGTATGTGAAACACTTTTGACACACCTTGGGCGTGAAAATGCTTTAGTTTTGTTCTACTTTTGTTCTTTTTTACCGATACCTCTAAAGTAGTGCTTTGAAGGTTCGTATCTATGAGACACATTATCATACCACCACTTAGAGGCAGCGATTATTAGGACTTTTACCTGTGCCATAATCACGCCTTAGTGTTGTGAAGTTTGAGATATCAAATCAAATTTCGGATTGGGTAATGCTAAATTAGCTTTACTTATTCCTATTTAGACAAATTAATTTTTTGACAATTTTTTGAGCGATTCTCTTAAAATTTTTGAGCCACCAATACGAACATTGATAATACCATTATAGTAATCATCAGTCTCTAAAACTTTTCGATCAAACTGTTCTTGTGCTTCTATGTAGCTTGCAACACCCCTACTAGGACAGTAGTATAGTATTTCTCTAGCGAATCTATGTTCACCTAGTTTAAGTACATCATCTTGTAATTGTTCAGACGAACCCCAATAAGTTTTCCAATCACTTTCTTTTGTGCCTCGTCTTTTATTCTTTCGACCTTTGAGTGGTTTCTTTGTAGTTTTGAATTTTGCTAACTTCTTACCTACATATTTCTTGTGATTGATTAGATTTGTTATTAGATAAACAAAAGCTTCACAATCTTCTGGCAGTTCTTCAACTACTTTACCTTTATAGGTCCAGTTAGTTCCAGTTTTCATCAATATCTGTTATCGTTTCCTCAATTTCTTCATGTTCTTCTCCACAGAATGGACAAAACTGCTCGATATAATCTTCTGGCAAATCATGTTTTACTATGTATGTTGCCGAGCAGTTATCACATACTGTCTTTAGATTGGGATTTTTCGTCATAGTTTAAATCCTTTAAAGGTCTCTTTCTCAACATCTTGTTTAATACCACCAACGATATAACTTTCTATTTCAGTTTCTTGTGGTGCATTTTGTAATCCACGACTATTCAACCAATGTTGAGTCCATGGTAATGGATTGTTGTTTGATGGTTGGTCATAAACTCCTTTTAGACCAATTGCCTTCATTCTTTTATTTGCCATAAATTCTACATACTGATTTAATAGTTTATCATTTAGACCAATCATAGAACCTTCTTTAAACAAGTATGTTGCCCAAGCTTTTTCTTGTTCAACAGCAGTATTATACATATCATATACTTCTTGCTCAGTTTCTTTTATGATATCTAGCATCTCTTTATCGTTTTCTTTATTTCGATAGTTATTTATGATGTTTTGTGATACTGCAAGATGTAAATTTTCATCTCTTGCAATTAAAGATATAATTTTAGCAGAACCTTCCATAAGTTTTAATTCACCAAATGCAAAACTACAAGCAAAAGAAACATAGAATCTTATACCTTCTAGTATGTTTACATTAACTAGCGTAAGATATAATAATTTCTTTAATTCTTTTTGTGTGCCTTTACCATTCAAGTGATATTGATGAGCATATGTAATAAACTTATCGTATGCCTCTGTTACAGTTTCAGCTCTTGCCATAATCTCTGGTGTTTCAACAATAGTATCTAAAACAGCAGTAGGATCAGGATAAACATTTTTCATTATGTAAGTATATGAACGACTATGTATTGTCTCACTAAAGTCCCATGCAACTAACATAGATTCTAATTCAGGTAAACTACAAAATGGTAAGAATGCCAGACATGGTCCACGACCTTGCACACTATCTAATAATGTTTGATATTTTAAATTAGATGTAAAGATATGTTTCTGTTCATCTGATAATTGTTGAAAATCGTTTCTATCTTTTTGTAGAGATACCTCTTCTGGTCTCCAAAAGAATCCTAGTTGTTGTTGATTTAACTTTTCAAAGATAGGATATTTCTGTTGGTCAAATCTTTGTGTGTTAGGTTCTTCTCCGAAAAACATAGGTTGTTTTAGCCAATCTACTTGCTCTGTGTTAAATACTTTAGACATTATATAGCACACGCCTCGCAATATTCTTGATAATCTTCATCTGTTTTAAATTCCTCTCTGGTCTTAGTACTATCTTTTATATCATCATGCCATCCAACAGAGTGTGTAGGTTCTTCCACATCTTGTTTTGCGTCATATGTGTTTTGATAGTAGGATGTTTTCCATCCTAGTTTATATGTAGTTAATAAGTCATTTGCCATTACTGACACAGGCACCTCGCCGTCTTTATAGTTCTCTGGATTATAACTCCAGTTTCCACTTATCGCCTGGTCAAAGTATTTCTGCATAACAGAAATTGTATTAATGTAACCTTCATTACTTTTCATATCCCATAACAATGTGTAGAAATTCTTTAGTCGGTTGTAATCAGGAACTATTTGTTTGAGTGTTCCTTTTTTACTTTTTTTAATTGAAAGATAATCACGAGGCGGTTCAACACCGTTCGTAGCATTTGAGACAACTGAACTACTCTCTGACGGCATTTGGGCCGATAGTGTCGAGTGTCGTAACCCGTTGCTCTTGATATCGTTTCGTAAACTAGTCCAATCATAACTGTACTTTCTTTTGACTATATCGTCAACATCTTTTTTATATGAATCAATTGGCAGAATGCCATCACTATATTTAGTTTTATCAAAGTATTCACAAGCACCTCTTTCTTTCGCTAGTGTATTACTTGATTTCAATAGATAATACTGAAATGCCTCTGTAATCTCATCAACTAACTTCCATGCTTCTTTATCATCATACTTAACTTTATTCTTTGCAAGATAGTGAGCAAGACCAATATAACCAATACCTAAACTTCTTCTTGCAAGAGTAGATTTTTCTGCAGCCTTAACAGGATACTTTTGATAGTCTATAATTTCTTCTAATGATCTTACAGATAAATCACATAGTTCCTCTAGTTCTTCTTTATCTTTAATTAAACCTAGATTGATAGCAGATAAAATACATAAAGCAATTTCACCTTCTTCATCATCAATGTGTTTGATTGGTTTAGTAGGTAGCGTAATCTCTTGACATAGATTTGACATATAAACCTTATCTTTAAATGATGAATGAGTATTACAATGATCTATATTCATAATGTAAATACGACCTGTCTCTGCTCTTTCTTTAAGTAAGTCCATAAACAAAGTCTGTGCTCTTATTTTCTTTTTACTGATAGATGTTTTTCTTTCATATTTTTCATACATCTCATCAAACTCTGGCATACCAAATGCTTCATATAGACCAGGTGTTTCGTGTGGTGAGAATAAAGTTATTTCTTCATCCTTAATAAATCTCTCATAAAATAATTTAGATACTTGTATAGAATAGTCTAGTTTTCTTACTCTATTATCCTCTGTACCTTTATTGTTTTTTAAAACAAGTATATCTTCTATTTCTTGGTGCCAGATTGGAAAGTGAACTGTTGCTGATCCACCTCTAACTCCATTTTGTGTACAGCAACGAACTGTTGCCTCAAACTTTTTGAGAAACGGAATGACGCCAGTATGCTGTATTTCGCCTCCACGAATCTTCGAGTTGATGCCTCTAATTCTACCAGCATTGATTCCGATACCAGCCCTTTGGGCAACATAGTTACCAATAGCCATATCGGAGCTAAAGATACTAGGCAAAGTGTCGTCGCTATCGACCAGAACGCAAGAAGCAAACTGCCTAAGAGGAGTTCTAACACCTGCCATAACAGGCGTAGGAATATTGATTTTGAATCTGCTAATCGCCTCATAGTATTTCTTAACATATTGTAACCTACTTTCTTTTGGATACTGAGCAAACAAAGTTGCTGATATCATCATGTACATAAACTGTGGTGTTTCAAATATTTCACCATTACTTCTATCTTGTACAAGATATTTATCCATAACTTGTCTTAGACCTGCATAAGTAAAATTGTAATCTCTTTCATGATCTATCCACATACCCATTCTGTCAATCTCTGCTTCTGTATAATTATCTAAGATTTCTTCATCATACATACCCTTTTCAATACATACTTTAATATGATTTAAAAATTTTGGGTGTTCCCATAATCTATGAAATAGTTTTTTTCTTAGAGAAAATAGTAATAGTCTTGCTGCGACATACTGATAGTTAGGATTTTCTAAACTTATAAGATCATTTGCTGACTTAATTAATATTTGTTGTATATCCTCTGTTGATATTTTGTCAAAGAATTGTATACCACTATTCATTTCAACATGAGAAGCACTAACACCTGTAATACCCTCTGTTGCAAACCCAACCATCGAGTGAATCTTGTCAATATTTAAGGCTTCTAGACCTCTTCCGTTTCTTTTATTTACATTAATTTGTTCGTTAGAGACCATGTCTGTTAAATACCTTTCCAGTTGTTAATATGTTGTAGTGCTGTAAGTCCGCAATATGTGTTATTACTTATAAGAGTTTGTATCTCTGTTGATGTTTTTCCTGAAATAATTATATCATTAATATCTTTATATTTCAATGTTTTTGGCCAGACAACCAAATTAAATTTTTTATCAACAGCACTTATCATACGGTCTATAATTTCTTTGTTTCTAGGTTCATTATCAAATATCATTGTGCATTGTTCATGATTTATTTTAATGTTAGCGTCTGCACCTGCAAGTGCGACAGCATTGTCTAGAAATAAACTATCAATAGGACCCTCAGTAATCATTACAGGTTTATTTAAATCTAATCTATCAAGACCATATATCTTTTGTTTTGTATCATCAAACTTAATAGTTATATACTTAGGTTGTTCTTTACCAAATGCACGACCTTGAAAAGCAAAAAAGTTACCCTCTCTATCATAGAAAGGTATTACTACTCTAGGATGGTCATCTCTTAAACTAGGAAACTTATTAGGTATAATACTATTAGTCCATTCATAGAAATTAGAACAAAAATAAAATTTATCCCAATGTTCTTTAGGTATCAGTCTTTTGTAAACAAATTGTTTTGCTGGGTGTGTCTGTACTAACTTGTCAAAACTTACTAACTCATCTAGTGTTCTTTCGTGAGCAGTTTTCTTTTTTAATATTTTAGATGGTGTAAA